ATCCTTCGGCCCCGGCATCATGGCCGCACTGCTGGAGGGTGCCCGTAAGGGCGTCTCACTCCAGCTCTCGTTCCGTGATGCCGTGAGGTTCCGCCAGCGCCTCTACCAACTCCGCAACTCCATGCGCCTGGAGTCGCACCCCGAGTACCGCATTGTCTCTCGCGTCAAGGTCACCATCACATGGCCCGACGAGACGGACACGGTCCGCACGTCGAAAGACGTCACCTTCCCACGCGACCGTCGTGTCGTCTGCCGCGTGGACATCAAACCGCTGGACTCTGAGTTCGACGCCGCCCTCGCCACGGTCGGCATCACCACCTCAGGTCCGACAGTTCCTCAGGCAACCCAAGACCTCGATAAGTTCCTCGAAACCCTCACGAAGGACTCTCAGCCATGAGATACATGCGAACGATCCGTTGGATCGGCTCGGACACGGAGCTTCTGAACTTCATGAAGCGCTTCGTCCTGAACCACTGGTGGTTCAACTTCCGTCACCTGCCCCGCACGCAGGGCTCTTACCGCACCCTGACGTTCGCCGCCTCGATCACCGACGCCGACCTCGCGCGGTGGCGACCGTCGTATGAGGAGATAGTCGAGGTCGAGCAGAAGGCACAGCCCCATGCACACTCATGACGACGACGATGACGATGACGACTACGGCGATCTGTTCGACATAACCCGCAACAAGCACGGCGGCGAACAATACTCCGTTGCCGCCAACGCCGATGCCGCGCCGACGAAGGCCAAGCTCCGAGCACTCGTGTACGCCTACATCTACGCTCAGGGTGTGCGCGGCGCTACCGCCGACGAGGCTGCCGAGGCCCTCGGCCTAACGTCCCAAACCTGCTCTCCTCGGTTCACCGAACTCAAGAAGGACATGGTCATCATCCACGCTGGCTGCTCTCGGAAGACCCGCAGCGGCAGCGACGCCGGTGTCTACGTTGCTACTGAGTTCGCTCGATTTCTGCTAATCCCGGAACCCAAAAATAAATCTGTGGAAGGGCCAAAAACCACTTGACACTTCGGGTGAAAGGGGGCAGATTACAAACGGCAATCTGCGCCCTTTTCCCACAGAAGGACCGCCCCCATGGCCCTCGAGATCGACACCCTCACTATCCCCGCCGGCGAGGTCTTCTCGAACTCTCTCGACCTACGCAACGGTCGCCTGAACGCCATCATTATGCCGACCGGATGGGACGGTCAATACATCGCCGTCCAGGTCGCCTTCTCGACCACCCAGACCCCAGGACCGATCTACTACGATGTCCTCGACCAACACGGGCGTGAGATCATCACGACCGTCGTCCCCGGCACCGTCGTCATTATCGTGGTTCGCGGAGCGCGACAAAACACCTGACACGACGTAAGAGTGTGGCTGCGGGCGGCGCTTGGAGACATTGCGCGTACGCTTTCCTCTAAAACACAAGGAGCACAAGATGATGCTTGAGACTGAGATTTGGCTGGTCGCTAGCGCCATAGCCATCATCGTGGTGGCTCTGGCCAGCCTTCAATGGCCAGCGTCATAGCCATAATGCCGACCGTCCTGAGCGGCCACGCCCGTATCCGCTCCGGCACCGCCGATCGCCCAGTCACCCAGTCCGAAGATCGACAGTTCACCATCATCCACGACCCAGCCGTTGACTTCGGCAGCGGCCCCCAACCCGAGTAATGACTATGCCCCGACCCTTCAACCCTGACCTGATCCGGCCATGGAAGATCGCCATCCCGGCGACTCTGGCCGGTCGGGTCGAATTCGCCCTGATGGACCGCATCACCGGCAAACCGATCTACGGTGCCCGGAACAAGCTCATCTCCGCCCTTCTGACGCGATGGCTCGCTGAACAGGCTGGAGCCGCCGAGGTCCCCCAAGTCCCGAGTCTCGAAGAACTGCGGCTGTCATGAACAGAAAACGCGAACTGGTTGACATCGCAGCCGAGCTGCGCGGCGAGACCGACAAGGCGTTACGTCTGTTCGACGGCACTACGACCGAATGGGTCCCTAAGTCCCAAGTTGAGAACAACGGTGACGGGACCTTCACAATGCCGGAATGGTTAGCCAAAGAGAAGGGGTTTATCTGATGCCCTGGCACCTGATCCTCTATCACCGCATCAAGCAGTGGTTCGTCCGTCCGACGTGCCCCTACTGCGGACTGACCTGCACTCCACAGTACGGCCCCCTCTGTGAAATCTGTGAGGAGACACTCGATGCCCAACGTTGACCCTTCACTGTTTGGTCTTCAGGACAAACAGCCAGCCGAGCTGGACCAGCGGATGCGTGACATCCTCGCACAGATCAACTCGTTCCCGCAGAAGCACGAGGACCCCAACGTCCCTCTACCACTTCTGCAGGAGCTATCGCTCGTAACCGGTATGCTCCGACGCCGCACCGCCGGGCCGCCGAAGGTAGCCAAGCGCACCTCGATCGGCCCCAAAGTCACTTCACTGAAAGACTTCCTCTCATAAGGAGACCCTCGATGACCTCGAATGCTGAGATAGCTGCCACTCATGCTCAGTCCTTCGACCCACCGACCAACGTAGTCTACATAGACCGCACCCCGCCGACGCCGGCGGTCCTTCCAGTCAACGTCGACTCGACGATGATCTCCTGCCTGCGGGCGTGCGATCAGAAGTTCTTCCTCGAGTTCTGTCGTGGCCTGCGCCCGCCGGGGCTGTCGATCGACCTTCACGCAGGCGGCTGCTTCGCGACCGGACTGGAAGCGGTGTACCGGGGCATCTGGCTCCACAACCTGCCGTTCCACGACGCCCTGATGCGTGCCAACGCCGCGTTCTTGACTGCGTGGGGCGGGTTCGAGATCCCAGAATGGAAAGTGACGGCGAAGACCCGCGACCGCGTGTGGGACGCAGTTGAGTCGTACTTTGCCGAGTACCCACCGCAGACCGATTCCGTCCAGCCCTACTTTGCTGCGGACGGGACGCCGACGTTCGAGTACACCTTCGCTATCCCGCTCGAACCCACGGGTCCTGAGATCGACCTTCGCTGCTTCCCCGAGCATCCGAACGGGGGACCGTTCGTTTACTGCGGCAAGTTCGACATGCTCGGCCAACGCGGCGGCTATCCGTGTGTGCGGGACGAGAAGACCACGGGGTCTTCGATCGGTGTGAATTGGGCTCGTCAGTGGCAACTTCGCAACCAGTTCATGGGTTACAAATGGGCGTGCTTGCAGTGCGGTATTCCGGTCCGCGAAGTCGTAATCCGTGGCATCGCAATCCAGAAGACCCAGATCGTCCACGCCGAATCTGTGCAGGACTACCCTACGGGGCTGCTCGAACGCTGGTACGCTCAACTGAGACGCACCATGTGGCGCATCCGCCGCTGCTACGACGAAGGCTACTGGGATTACAACTTCGCCGAGTCCTGCACCGCCTACGGCACCTGCGTCTTCCTCGACGCCTGCACATCATCTAATCCAGAAGGTTGGTTGAGCCAGTTCGAAGTGCGGCGCTGGAGTCCCCTTGACCGAAACCCCGCCCCATCCGATCCTGCAACCTCGCGAGCACTGTGACATGGACAGCGACGACATTCATCTCATCCTTCACAACGTCGCCGGGTCGCCGTCGTTCGACATAGCGGTCCCTATGGAAGTGCCCGGCCGTCCCGACCTCGTGATGTGGATCATTCCCACGTCCGGCCACCGAGCCCATCCAGCGGTGGCGTGGAAGCTGAAGGACATCTTCCACGAGAACATCGACCTCATGCTGTCGCGACCCCTCACGGGGCTGCCCGACCACTATCCGGCCCCCACCGTGGCCGCCATCACGACCGCCCCGGCCGCCTTTAAGAGCGTCAAACCCCACAGCCTCGAGGACTTCCTGAAATGATTATCCAACCCCCCGCCGCCCTTCTTTGCGGCCCCGCTGGAAGCGGCAAAACGTCCGCCATCCCGACGCAGCTTCTGTACGGTCTCGAGGTATTCGTCATCGTAACCGAGCCCGACGGCGTCTCATCGCTGATCGACGCCGCCGAGCGCCTGAAGGCCCCCATCGACCACCTTCACTGGTCCTACTGCCCACCGACCAGCGCCGGATGGGGGGCACTCGAAGACATGATCGTGAAGATCAATACGATGGACCAAAAACAACTGGCCGATCAGCGCGATATGGGCAAGGCCGGCTTCCGTGCCGCCGCCATGAAACTCCTGAACGCTTTCCGCAACTTCCACGACGATCGGACCGGCCAGGACTATGGTGACTTCACCACATGGGGCGACACCTGCTCACTCAACATGGACGGCCTAACCGGTTGGTCTCACATCGGCTTCGGTGCGACCGTGGGCTACAAGCCGACGGCCAATCCCGGCGAGTGGGGCATAGCCCAGAACTTCATCCACAACATGCTCTTGAAGATCAACACCGACCGCAAGTGCTTCTTCAACCTCACGGCCCACGTTGAGAAGGAGATGGACGAGATGACCGGGGCTAAGAAAATCATGGTCTCGACAATCGGCGCGAAGCTCGCCCCGAAGATCCCCACGTTCTTCTCCGAAGTCATCAAGTGCCACCGATCGGTCGACGCCAAGGGCAACCCCTCCTTCACATGGTCCACCCTCGACTCAACCCAGGACCTGAAGAACCGTGCCCTTCCGATCTCCGCCTCAATGCCCGCGGACTTTAAGCCCATCATCGACGCCTACCGGCGTCGTATCCAGTTGGCCGGAGCATCATTGTCGCCTGCTTCGGGTCTCGCGACCACTGCGTCGGCTGTCAAAGCGACAGTACAGCCGTCCGCAGCGCCAATGTCTCCCCCCACGGCGACCACAGTGAGGACCTAAGCGATGACTACTTCGACCTTCGACCCCGACCTGTTCATGAACCAGACGATGGATCAGCCGCTCGAGACTGAGCGGACGTTGGTGCCGCCTGGCGAGTACCAGATGGTGATCGACGACTTCACTCGCGACGCCCTGGAAACCTTTGACTTTGAGTACAAGCGCGGCCCCAACGCCGGTCAGCCTGGCTCGATGACGAAGTTCGGGTGCCCCTGCATCATTCAGGACGAGAACCTGAAGACCCAGTTGGGCATGGACAAGATCGTCGTGTTCAAGAACGTCACGTTGGACTTCGAGAACGGCGCTCTGGCGTTCGGCAAGAACCGCAACATAGACCTGGGGCAACTCAGGCACGCGGTCGGCCAGAACGTCCCCGGCCCTTGGGCTCTGGGCAACCTGCGCGGGGCGGGTCCCTTCATGGGCCGCGTCGAACACCGCGAGGGCAAACGGAAGGACGGCACCGCGTTCAAGGTTGCCGAAGTCACGCGCGTCGCCCCCATCCGGTGATCGGGAGACTTACGCGGCCAGAACCTTCGGAGAGTGCCGGACCGCGTAACGTCCCGACGGGCCACAGGGCGGACTTCACAACCCCCGTCCTGTGGCCCACTTCGCACGTCAGGAGAACCCCATGAAACTCGTTCCCATCACGACCATCGAAGTCCGCAAGCGCCAGCGCACGGACCTTGGCGACACCACTGCTCTGAACGAACTCGCCGAATCTATCCTGGGCCGAGGTCTCCTCCATCCCCCGGTCTGTTGGCCCGACGGCGAGCGTTGGGTCCTCACGGCCGGTGGCCGTCGCTTCGCTGCGATCCAGCGCCTGAATGCCATGACACCGCCGCCTTCGTTCCACTGCGGCGATGCCATCGTGCCGCCGGGCATGGTCCCGATCACTCCGCTGTCGGACTACCTAGACGAGCTAGGTCGGTTCGAAGCCGAGCTGGACGAGAACATCTTCCGAGCGGACCTGAACTGGCAAGACCGCGCCCGCGCGCTGTCCGACCTCCACGAGGCCCGACTGAAAGCGAACCCCAAACAAACACTACGCGACACGGGGAAGGAACTCGAGACCCAGGGGGTCGCCAAGGTCGAGACCGGCCCCTCAGGCAGTGCCGGGGCGGCGCGTGTCCGCGAAGCGCAGATCATCGCCCGCCACTTACACAACCCGAAGATCGCTCAAGCCCGCAACGCCACCGAGGCGCTATCGCTGATCTATAAACGCGAGGAGGAACGTGCTATCAGTGCCCTCGTGAAGCGCCGCTTGGCGGAGATGCCGTCGAAGCCGTTGGTCGAGATCCGTCAGGGAGACCTCAATGTTATCCTGCCAGTTCTTGCGGCACAATCTTATGATCTCATCATCGCTGATCCACCCTATGGTATTGACGCGAGTGCAGCCGGCTTCAGATCTCGCACTGTACTCCACCACAATTACGAAGACACTCCTGAGGCCGCTCGGTCCCTTGCTCGCTGCATTCTTACTGAGGGATTTCGGATCACCAAGTCCCGAGCCAACATCTTCGTCTTCTGCGACATCGACATCTTCGACTGGCTCAAACGGACAGCAGCGAACATGGGTTGGGTCCCGTTCAGACGGCCACTCATTTGGCAGAAGTCCGAGAGCGAAGGTCTAGCACCGTGGGGAGCCCAGGGGCCGCGCATCACAACCGAATTCATCTTCTTCGCCACCAAAGGTCAGCGCGGCCTGAATGCCTCGCCGATCGACGTCTTCACCGTGCGGCGCGTCGGCCGCACCGACCGCACGCACGCGGCCGAGAAGCCCGTCGAACTCATGGCCAAGCTGATCGAATGCGCCACGTTGCCGGGCGACAGCATACTGGACCCCTGCTGCGGCTCAGGTTCCGCCCTTGTAGCCGCAAAAGCCCTAAAGAGAACTGGTCTCGGAATAGAGATTGACAATGACTTCTACAACACCGCTACTTCAAACGTCCACGGCTCCGGCACCACCGGCACAGCCGCTTGACCTATGGTACGGCACTTCCGGTCCCCGCGACGCCGCGATCGTCCTCGTCGCCGAGTCGTGGGGCGCTGAGGAGAACCGCCGCAAACAGCCTCTGGTCGGCGAGTCCGGCCTCGAGATGGATCGCATTCTAGCAGCCGCAGGAGTTAGTCGTGCCCAAATCCTCTGCACGAACGTCATCGCATCGCAGCCGCAAGGGAACGAAACGTGGCGGTTCTTCAACCCCAAGGTTACGTCTCCGCAGCGCATTGGAGGCCTTGCACCTTCAGAACTGGCACGTTCTGAGTGTGCTCGGCTCTACCGTCAACTCAGTGCCTTCCCCCGTAGACTTATTATCGTTGCAGGAAATTATGCTCTCTGGAGCCTCAGTGATTGCACGGGAGCTGAGGTTATTCGAGAGTCAAACTTTCGTGCAGTTCCGCCGGAACTTGCAACGTGGGGGCCAACTGGAATTATGAACTGGCGCGGCTCGATGCTTTACACAGCCGCACGGCCGGAGTTCGGCACCGTCCCCGAAACACCGCTGCTGCCGATCATCCACCCCGCCGCGATCCTGCGGGCATGGTACTTGCGCGACGTGACGATCCACGACCTGAAGACCCGCATCCCCCTCGCACTGAACGGTAATTGGCGACGCTCTGGAGGCTACACCGTCGCGGCCCCTCCATCGTTCGCCACCGCCGAACGAACCCTGAAGGGCTGGCTCGATCAAGCCGTCGCGTCGCCCCTGACGCTCGCCGTCGACATAGAGACCTCGAAAGGTCTCATCACCTGCATCGGGCTCGCGGCCACATCATACTCAGCCATCTCGATCCCGTTCGTCCACAAGACCGACGACGGCACCGGCCGCCTCGGCACCTACTGGCCATACTTCGAGGAAGCTGAGTTGATATGGCTTCTGCGTCTTGTCCTGACCCATCCGAACATCCGTATAGTGGGGCAGAACTTCGTCTACGACACCCAATATATCCAGCGCTACTTCGGTGTCACCCCCGACCTATACTGGGACACCATGCTGTGCCAGAACGTCATCTATCCCGGTACACCGAAGGACCTCGGCTACCTATCGTCGCTCTACTGCCAGCACCACTGGTACTGGAAGGACGACGCCAAAGAGTGGGACGGCAAGGGCTCACTCGAGCAGCTCCTCGAATACAACGCCATGGACTGTATGAGAACGTGGGAGATAGCTGAGTCCCAGATGATGCTCGTCAAGCACCTCGGCATGGAAGCCCAGATGCAACTGAAAATGGACACGTCCAAACTGTGCTTGCGTATGATGAACCGTGGCGTTCTGATCGACAAGCGCCGCCGCGACCATACGAAGGCCGAACTCGAAGAAGTCCTGCACCGCTTGCACTCCGAGTTGTTGCAGATCATCCCCCAAGAATGGATCAAGGAGCGCACGAAGCACACCGACGCCTACTGGTTTACGAGCGATAAGCAGACCAAGGAAGTGCTGTACGATCTGCTCGGCTTCAAGACCATCAACAACCGCAAGACCGGACGACCGACGACCGGCAAGGAGGCTCTCGCACAGTTTAAGCGAATGTACCCCCAGTTCTACGGCCTCCTGAACCGGCTTGACATAGCCGGCTCCGTCGAGAACACGGTGAACGTGCTGAAGTCGGGGATCGACTACGACGGCCGCATGAGATGTAGCTACAACCCGGCGGGCGCTGAGACGCACCGCCTCTCGTCCTCGACCAATGCGTTCGGTGGGGGCACCAATTTCCAGAACATCACAAAGGGCGAAGAAGATGACTAGCTCACCTGCCCATATTGTAGTCAACAAGGGTCTGAGTATCAAGTTCCGCAAACTGCACCCTGAGGCCAAGCTTCCCGTCGCGATGACGCAGGGCGCAATCGGGATGGACATCTACGCCTTTCTTCTAGCTGAGAACGGAAGGCGGAACAACATGCTACTGCCCCCAAGGACCACGCGCAATGTACCGACCGGTCTACAAATTGAGGTACCTTCAGGCTATTTCGCCGCTGTCTGCTCTCGATCCGGGCTTGCCAAGGACTCGTTATTTGTTGGCAACGCCCCCGGCATCATTGATCCTGACTACCGGGGCGAGCTGCGAGTACTGTTATATAACGGAGGACACGAGTCCTACTACGTGCAGCACGAGCAGCGGGTCGCGCAACTAATACTCTTGCCCGCCGTCTACGCGGGGGTGACTGCGGTCGGGACCCTGACGGCAACAGAACGCGGTACGGGCGGACTCGGGAGTACTGGCAAATGACCGCGCCCCGCGCTGCCGTTGAAGTCGTGCTGCCGAACATCCGCAAGATGTTCGCCGTCGATCCGGGCTTCGTCCAGTTCGAAGCCGATCTGAAGGGCGCTGACGCTCAAGTCGTAGCATGGGAGATGGAAGATGACGACCTCAAAGCCGCATTCCGAGCCGGCGTGGACATCCATAGCCACAACGCCGAAGCGATGTGGGGATCGGAGTTCACCCGACTACCAGAAGGAAGCCACACCCGGAACCACAAGCGCCAAGAATGCAAGCACACCGTACACGGAATTCACTACGGGTGTACTCCTCGCACGACTGCAATCCAAAGGGGTTGGCTTGTCCGTGAAGCTGAACGCTTCCATGCACGATGGATCTCGCTTCACCCTGGAGTTGCCCGGTGGCATAACAGGGTTCGAGCTGACCTTCAACGCGATCGGACCATCTGGAACCGATTTGGGTTCCGTCGCGTCTTTTTCGACCGCATCGACTCCTGCTTTACAGAAGCTTTGGCATGGATACCTCAGTCAACTGTTGCACTTAATACATACTATGGAGCCCTTCAACTCGAACGACGCTATTGGCCCCACCAACTCAGACCCGGCTGGACCCCAAGTGGGGTCCACGACCTGGCCGGAGTCCTACTTCAAACCCACGACTCGGTCAACTTCCAGTTCCCCCTCATGGACGTTCCACTCGCTGCTGAGCTTCGTGCGGTTCTGGCGGTCACGATCCCGTACGACGACCCGCTCGTGATCCCGTGGGACTTGAAGCAATCAACACGATCTTGGGGAGAGATGGAGAAGTGTAAGTAAACGGGGCGGATTACCGACCGTAATCTGCCCCCTACCAGCCGAGGCGTCTCGTGGCGCGCAACTTCCCGCACTGGCTCAAAGCCTACTGCGACTTCACCGCTACGAGTGAAGCCCCGCTCGATTTCCACTTCTGGACCGGCGTCTCGACCGTCGCGGCCGTTCTACGGCGCCGCGTATGGAAGGACGAGCTACTGTTCAAGTGGACCCCTAATTTCTATATCGTCTTCGTTGGCCCCGCAGGCATCGTCACTAAATCAACAACACTGAATATCGGCTATCAACTGCTCCGCGCAGTGCCGAACATCTCATTCGGTCCCGACTCGATGACGTGGCACGGACTGGCCCGTCGCTTCGAAGCCGCCGTCGAGTACGCGAACTACAAAGATCCCTTGGGGAAGGATCACAAGATCCTAATGTCGCCCCTGACGTGCTCAATATCTGAGCTAGGAACGTTCCTGCGCCCCGACGACAAGGGTCTGGTGTCGTTCTTGACCGACGTCTGGGACGGCAAGGAGAGACCGTTCGACCATGTTACGAAAGATTCGGGTGCCCTGAAGATCGAGAACCCCTGGCTCAACATCATCGGCGCAACGACGCCGGAGTGGATGCAAGACAACTTCCCCGCATCCATGCTAACTCAGGGGATCGGATCGCGGATCGTCTTCGTCTACGGCGAAACCAAGCGGCACCTGACCGCATATCCATCGCGGGCTCAGAAGCCAGCGGACTATCATGCGACCGAACAGAAGCTGATCGCCGATCTGGTCGAAATGTCGAAACTCGTCGGCCCTTACGATCTGACCGAGGACGCTTACAAATGGGGTGAAGCCTGGTACGCCCGTCATCACGGCAACACCCGCTCCACGTCCATGGCCTCCGGCCGTTACGGCGGCTACTTAGCGCGGAAGCAAACTCACCTACATAAGTTGGCGATGATCTTGGCCGCCGCGCAACGTGACGCGCTCAGGATCGAGCAGTCGGACCTTGAGCTGGCCAGTTCCATCCTCGAGAACACCGAGAAGTCGATGATCCGCGTCTTCGAGAACGTCGGCATCGTGGACGAAGCCAAGCACGTCGCTGAGATCGTCGCCATGGTCCGCGTCTATAAGTGGATCACAGCCCAGGAACTATATCGCCTCTGCTACAACGTGATGTCGGAGCGCGACTTCCGCCAAGCCCTGAAGATCGCCGTCGAGGGCGATCTGCTGATGGTCGAGGTCCGCAACGGCGTCCGCGGCGTCGCCCCGCACAGTCTGACCGTTCACTGAGGCCGGACCCGCCGCACATCCACTGTTGCCTCAGGGTACAGTTGGTTGATGCTCCTCGCGATCGGTCCCGAAGACGTTCGCGGCCCCATACCCAACTCTCGCTTTATCCGCCCCATGACGCGGTTCTCATACGACCTCTCGAGTGACTCATCCGTAATCGCCTTCCCACGGTCCTCAGTTCCCCTCACCTCCGCGTTGAACTTCTTAATCAACCCCACCACGTCGTCGATCTCCTCTTGGCGGCCGCCCGACTTGGCTTCGTAGAACTGTTGCAACAACCCCTCCTTCTTGAACTCAACGAACTTCTCGTGCTCCATCTTGGCCATGATGGAGTCCCAACGAGCCTGAAGCCGCAGCGGCTGATACCCACCGAGGATACCGAGCACTTCCATCATCTGCTCCGTGTCACGGCGATCGTACTCGATCACCGTTGTTCCGCCGTAGGGTCCGCCCTTCGACCGCTCCCGCCCCTCGTCGTAAGCTCTCCATGCTCTGCTGATGTTCGATAGGCCGCGCGGCACCGCACGTTCCCATCGCTTCCAATCCGTCACGTCGAGACTACTATCGACGATCGCCTTGTAGATATTAAACCCCACACTGAACACCGCCCCCGAAGCCCTCTGCGTCTGCTCCGCCAGCACCTTCTCCACGTCCGAGCCCGGTGTGAGCGTCTTGCCGATGTCGAACGGACTTATCATCCCCATCGAGAACGCCCGCGATCGATCGAACACCGGATATGGCACGTTCTGTCCAAAGCCCCGTGGCTCCAGTTGACCCGTCTGCTCGTTCTTAACATGCCGCGGCGCCTCGAATC